AAGAGCGGCATCTGTCGGAGTAAACTCTAACCAAGCCGAACCATTGTAAATCTTTAATTTTCCACTAGAATAATCAAAGAATGCATCTCCAGTGTTCCTAGGGGTAGGAATTGCTGTAGAGGCAAAAATGTTTAGCGGAACTAGATGACGTTTACTCACACTTAGGCCTTAACTACTACCCTGTATGTCTCACCTGATTGTGGAGCCACTCCAAATCCAATAGTTACAGCAGATGTAGTTGATGCAATTACATCAGTGACTACTTCGTTGTAGGTAGCGTCTTGAACAGTTACTAACACATCTCGTGTTCCAAGACTGTGTGTAATTGTAAAGGTTGTTGCTGAGTATGGAGATACTGGAGTAATAGTCTCTGCGTAAGTTCCAAGTTGACCAGAGGTACCTTGAGCACCCTCTGTTCCTTGGGCGCCAGTAGTTCCTTGAGCACCAGCAACACCGACAGCACCAGATAGATTTACTGTCCATGAAGCGTGTGTTCCAGAACCAATGTGTTTGGTCTTAGTAAATACGAGAGCGCCAGTTCCAGAGTTGTAAGAACTTACAGTACCGTATTGAATGTTAGAAACATCATGGGCAACTGTTATGTCTTGACCAACAGAGTAATCAACCGCTAGATCGGCAACAGTAATTGTTTGAGATCCGTTGTTTGCTAGAGTGAATGATGTTGTAGATGTTGTGGAGTACTTATCACCATCAAGACCAGAGGTACCTTGTGCACCAACAGTTCCCTGTGCACCTACTGTGCCTTGAGTACCTTGAGCACCTTCAGTTCCTTGAGAACCTACAGTTCCTTGTGAACCCACTGTGCCTTGAGCACCAACAGTTCCTTGAGCACCAACAGTTCCTTGTGTTCCCTCAGTACCTTGAGTACCCTGAGTACCATCAGTACCTTGAGAACCAAGAGTACCTTGGGTACCTACAGCACCTTGTGCACCGACTGTTCCCTGTGCACCTACTGTGCCTTGGGCTCCATCAGTACCTTGAGTACCTAAAGTTCCTTGAACTCCTTGAGCACCAACAGTTCCTTGAACTCCTTGAGCACCTAAAGTTCCTTGTGTACCTTGAGTACCAACTGCTCCTTGGGCTCCATCAGTTCCTTGGGTTCCTTGAGAACCAACAGTTCCTTGTGTTCCCTGTGCACCTACTGTGCCTTGGGAGCCTAGAGTTCCTTGAGTACCTTGAGAACCTACTGTGCCTTGAGTACCTTGAGCACCTTCAGTTCCTTGAGAACCAGTAGCACCAGCATCACCAGTACGAGCAAATGTAAATAAAAGTTCATCGTTATTGCTAAAGGTTCCGTTACCAGAAACATAAGCAACGTTAACACTAAACCAATTTGGTGATTCATCTGTAACACCAGAAATTGTATAAAGAGCAAAAGTAGAAATATCATTTTTCTTAGATACTTTTACGTGACCCTTGATTGTAGATGTTGAATCATCAATAGTGGTTAAGAAATTAGAAACATCATAGTTACCATCAGAAGGATTATCATCCAATGCAAGAATGGTTGCTGAGGCTAATGTAGCATTATTAAAACGAGCAAAATTATCGCCTGGGTCTGACATAGTTGTACTAGTACTGAATGTATATCCAACTGTAATACCACCAAATGAACCTTCAGCACCTTGTGCTCCAAGAGTACCTTGTACACCCTGTGAACCTACAGTTCCTTGAGTACCTTGTGCACCGTCAGTTCCTTGAGAACCTAATGTTCCTTGAGTACCATCAGTACCTTGAGAACCTACTGTTCCTTGCGCTCCTAATGTTCCTTGAGTGCCCTGAGAACCAACAGTTCCTTGTGTACCTTGAGAACCCAGTGTTCCCTGAACTCCTTGAGAACCAACAGTTCCTTGTGTTCCCTCAGTACCTTGAGTACCAACTGCTCCTTGAGCACCTACCGTGCCTTGAGCACCTACAGTTCCTTGTGATCCAACTGTACCTTGACTACCTTCAGTTCCTTGAGAACCTACAGTTCCCTGTGATCCAATTGTTCCTTGTGTTCCTTGAGTACCAGCACCAGTTGCTCCTTGAGCACCAGTAGTTCCTTGTGTGCCTGCTGCTTGCCATGCAGAACCGCTCCAAGTGCGTAAGTATCCCAGTACTGTGTCATAATAAATTTGACCGACTGTAGGAGATGCTGGAGCAGTTGCTAAGTTTTGTATTCTTGCATTTTGTAATTCTAATTTGTTTAAATCAATTGGGGTTAAAAACTTACGGGCCATCTACATTATCTCCTTAAGATAAATACGCTTTTCCTGAAAAGGCTTGAGAGAACGAGACCGTAAGTGAGTTCGAATTAGTGTATGTTATTTCACCTTCATAAATTGTACCAGCAGAGTCTACAACTGTAACGTTAGGCTTAAAGCCTAAATTATGAGTTATTACCCAAGAAGCACTAACTGATCCTTGAGTATGCTCATACGCTAACGCCTGTGGCTCTAGTGCACCGCTACTTGTTCCAAAGTCTTGAGTACCAGAAGGTGTAGTTATTAAGATTACGTCATTTACTACAATTGGAACAGTAGTTCCTGGTCTTACGTACTGACTCATTCTGTTACCTCTTCTGTCTTAAATATCTTTCCTCTAACGTATGTTTGGGTGACTCCGTCTTTAGTTAACTGAACATCATAGTAAGAGGTTCGAGGTAACATACGTGTCTGTGTTCCAGTGAGTGCTAATTTTAGAGTACGAAGTCCTGCTCCGTCTGCCGTACCTACTACTGGAAATGTAATTGTAAAAGTTGTTATAACTCCAGGAATACCTACTCCTAGAATATCTGCTTTTGCGGTATAGGTGTCGACTTCAAAATCAAGCACGATAGTAAACTCGTAGGCATCTCCTTCATAGACAAAGAGGTCCTGAGTAACAATTGATACTGGAGTTTCCACATTGCCATAGGTAGGAGTAGGCAAGTGGACACGGGTAGCGGCTGAGCGGTCGTCGATCTCTTGTGGTTGAAAGATTGGCACGTAGTGATTAGTAGTCTTAGAAATTCTGCGGAAACTAAAGACATCAATCTTATAAAGACCAATACCAAGTTGGGAACACAACTCTTTGTACTGTTGTTTTCTAGATTCAATCATCTGCATTAATTGTTGATAACGTTCAGACCTTGGAATTGTTACACCATCTGGAGCAAAGACGTTAATATCAAAAGCAGCATCATTAGCCAATGCATAAAGGGCTAGAGTTGATGCGTAAATAACTACGGGATACTCTTCAAGTGCAGGCATATTCTGCAGACTAACACTGCGACCGTAGGCATCGGTGTGGAAGGCTGAGTGTTCTAAAAACGCTGTGCTTATGTAAGATTGAACTTCGGTTGTTGTAAAGTATCTAAAGTAGTTTCCAGCAACAATTATTGCAGCATCTGCAGCAGGCACCGTATCAAAAACAATATAACCAGTTGCTTCTTCAACCTCTACATCATCAGATACATCTGTTCCGTTTAAGTTAACTATTAGATTTAATCCATCTAAAGGGGAGTAAGGAATTAGGTATCGGTTAGTAGTTCCATCAGCGGTAAACTGATAAACAAAAGACTTTGGGATATCGCCAATTTCAGACCGTAATCGATCCGCTAGGCTTGCAATCGTAGCCACATAACCTCCGTTAAAATTCTATGCCAATCATCTCGTGTATTAAGAATTTATTCAGCGCAAAAATAAAAAGGTCCAACTCCCAACTGGGAGGAGGGCGGGAACCAGTTGAGAGTCGGACTACTAGCGACGGCTAGTCTTTAGTTTGGCCGCCAAATGTAACCTAGTTGTTCTAGGTAATCGGCAAGAGATTTTGGAACCCTGTACTTAACACCTGCTTTAAAGGTGTAGGTATTGCCAACTCCATAACTCATATCATCAATGTCGGTGATTGTGCGAATGACAACCATGTCACCTGCAGTTGAAACTCCAACATTCTCGATTTCATCCAGTACTAATGGAGCATCTGGTTTTTTAGGATCAAAGACATCTTTTTCTAGACTCTCTGCCTCAAGTTGAGTAGCGATAGAAATTTCTTCTTTACGCTTTTTTAATGCTTCTGCATTTTTCTTTGCTGCTTGCTCCGCTGCTTTGCCTGTTGCATCAAGCGGACTTGTTTGTGTGTTTGCCACGGTGTTTATTCTCCTAAATTAGTTAGTGATGGCTGGGAGCCAAAAAAGGAGTAAGGCTCCCAGACATCAGGTAAAGCGATTTATTAGTTGGTGTAAACCTTAACAATTGCTTGATCGGTAATTACGCCAAGACCCCAAATTGCATACCAAGCAAGAGCGTGCTCACGACCGAAGTCAAGAACGCCACCATCACGAAGTTCAACTGGAAGAGAGATTGCGTGACCAAATGCGTTGTCACCAATCATGATTGATTCGTAAACTTCAGCACCGTTGCCAGTAGCAGTAGTTAGATAACCTTTTTCTGCTGTGTAATCTGCAGACTCTGGGTTTCCACCACTTCCTGGAGCAGTGTTAGCCTTAACAGGAACCTCAATCTGAGATGCTGGAAGACCAACAGAAGTTGAAGTTGTGTAAGCAGCGTTAACTGCCAACTTCTTAACCTGTGTTGTTTCGATGAATACTACGTCGTATAGACGACCGATTTCACCTAACATGAAGTTACCTGGAGCAGCGTACTTTGTAACTTCGATGAACTCTGGGTTCGAACGAATATCACGGGACTGCTTTGGGTGTACGAACTGTACATATGTCTCGCCTAAACGAGGGATGTTCTTACCAGCAAGGGTAAGAGCAGCATCCTTTACAGCACCAGTTGATAACTTGTAGTTACCATCAAGGTCTGACATTTGTGTTGCTACTGTACCTTCGTTGTACCAGTCATTAACACCTTGTACTGATGAACGGTCATAACCGAACACTGCAGAAGTTGCTGCAGACAGAGTGTTACGTGCTTGTACATCTAGGTATTGCGCCATTTGGCGTCCTAGAAGACGAGATGCTGAAGCCATTACATCATCGAATGATGCATTAAGTAGCAATTCAGAAACAGCAACGGCATAACCGTGTTCTGCTACTGTGATTGCAATTTGCTCTGCAGTAAGTGCATTCGTAGTCATACGAACACCTTCTGTTAGAGGAGTTGGATCTACTGCGAAGTTCTTGTAACGAAGGAAGTTCACACGAAGACCAGGTGCTACACCTAGTTCAGTCTTCTTAACTGCGAATTGTTCGAAACGAAGAATTGGCATTGCCTGGAACAAAATTTCTTTCGACCAGATTGTTTGAATTGCTTGGCTCAGGCTTGTATTTGAGCCTGAGTATGCGGTTGGGGCTCCTGCGAGTTGCCCTGTACCTGTAATTGCACTTGCCATTTAGGTCAAGTCCTTTCCTAGTAGTTGTTTGGGATTAACCGAACAGTCCCTGACCACGATTGCTGGCTGCTGTGCCAAGTAGTTTGGCTCTTTGTTTCGCATAATCCGCCAATGACATTTCCCTGATCGAATCAGGTGAGTACGATTTTTGTTCCGAATCATTATCGAGGGGTCCTGCGGCAGGATTAGTAATTCTAGTTCCTGCCATTTGTTGTCTTGCGCTTTGCATTGCTTGTTGAGCAGATGACAAAATTCGAGCAGATTTTTCTTTCAACATTGCGATGCTCTGCTCTACTTCATCTGCACTGTTGCCGTCAATCAAGTCAATCAATTCAGGAACAATATTGTCCCGCTCTTGCTCAACTCTTTGTTGACGATAATTCATAACTTCTTGGAACTTACGTTCCTGTTCTAATAGAGCAAAGGCACGTTCTCTCTCAAGACGCTCAGCCTCTAATTGAGACTGAAATTCTTGCTCCTTCTTTTTTAGGAGGTCTTTAAAAGAAAGTTCAGATTCCTCTTCTTCTTTCTTTTGTGCTTCTTTGCGAACTAACTCTTCAGCAACACGTTGTTCACGTTCTGCTTCTTTAGCGGCTTGTTCTTCACGAGCCTTCTTTAAAGATGATAGTTCTTCTTTCATCTTTTCCATCTGAGGGTATAACTTTGCTTTCTCTTGTTCACGAGCCTTAGCAATATCTTCTGCGCTATACACAGAACCTACCTCACTTGGATTTTCTTGTGCTGGTATTGCTGCCAGAATTTCTGGTGACAATAGATCAGCGGTTTCTACTGTATTTTCCATAGGTTTCACTTATCTTTCTTGGGTCGTTGTCCGAATGCCTTTCGGCGTATCACTGGTTTTTAACAAGATAATTGCAGTCTATTAAACTACATATGTCT